TGTTGACAATGTTATTTTTGCAAATAATGATTTAAGCTCTTATTTAAACGATCCTTGGTACTACGCATTGTTTGATTATACAAAATCACAAAGTGTTGGTAGTTACAATGGATATGGATTTGGGGCATCATTAAACACAATTTCAAACGTGGCTTTAGGGTATTCAGGATCTGTCGCTATTTATGGGACTACTTATTCAGGAACACCATATAGTGATTATGATGATTTAGTTGTTGCAACATTAAGATCAAGAGGTATTACAAATTATTCTAGTACACAACATGGTCCTAATTTTGAAGTAAGTGCAACTACTGGCGTTAATATCATCACAACAGGATCTTATTCGGGAGTGTCACTAAATCCATTTGAAACTTTTGTTATTTCAGGTATAACAAATGATTCTCAAAACTTTAGTTTTGAAACTTCTTTATCTTCAACAGACTCAGAATACATCTCCAAAGTTTTTGGAAGAAGTAATTTTGGTAAAGATAGAAATGAAGTTCCTTTATTTGTTGAGGAAGTTTACTCAAGTTTATTACTTAATGGTTATAGAAACGGTAAAATTAGAGGTATCTACAATACATTGATTGATCTTCCTGGTGTTACAGACGATTCAAATATTCAAGACTACAGTGACTCAATCGCATTTTATTTAGAACAATACCAAACACCTGAGACTCCATATATTGTTTCAGAATTAAGAGGTAGTAAAGTTTTTAAATTATTTAAATTCAAACTTATTTCTGATGGTAACGCAGCAAATAGATTAGTTAAAATGTCTATTGGTAATATTTCATTCTCAAATAGAACTTTTGATGTATTCATTAGAGATTTTTATGATAACGACCAAAATGTAAGGGTAGTTGAAAGTTTTACAAATTGTTCAATGGATCCTAGTCAAAATAACTATGTTGCTAATAAAATTGGTACATCTAATGGTGAGTATGAAGTTAAGTCTAAATACGTAATGTTAGAGATGAGTGACGAATCACCGACAGATGCAGTCGCTTGTGGTTTTGAAGGTTATGTCTCTAGAGAATATGCAAACTCAACACCACCATTTGTTATCTACAAAACTAAATACTTACAGGCAGGTGAAGTAATATATAACCCTCCTTTTGGATCATCTTCAGGTGGAGACAATCCTGTTATTTCTAACGGCGAAAATCCAAGAAAGGCATATTTAGGTATATCAAATATTACCGGAATCGATTACGATTTCTTCGAATACAAAGGAAAACAAATTCCAGCAAACTTAGCTACCGATACAGTAGGTCTTGGTTGGGGTTATAAAACAAAAGGTTTCCACATGGATAGTGGGGCGACTGTTGTTACAATGTATAATGTATTAACATCAGCATACACACAAGCGTTTGAAGTTGGTGCAGGGTCGTTTAATAGTGAACCTTTAGATTCGGATAATCCATATTTCAGATTAAATACTCGTAAATTTACAGTATTAGCTTACGGTGGATTTGACGGATGGGATATCTATAGAGAATATAGAACTAATGGTGATACATTCGCTTTAGGTCAGGCTGGATTTAAATACGGAGCAGCGTCTTCAGTAAGTTTCCCAACGGCATCAGGATGGGGAGCATTTAAACAAATCTCAGGACCAAATCAAGAGACTTGGGCAAATACTGATTACTACGCTTACAAATGGGGTCAAGATACTTTTGCTAATCCTGAAGCAACAAACATAAATGTATTCACAACACCTGGTATTGATTATGTTAATAACTCAAATTTAGTTGAGGATGCTATTGATATGGTTGAAACCGATAGAGCGGATTCAATTTATATTTGTACAACACCAGACTTTAACCTATTCTTACCTTCTTACCAAGATATTGAAGAAGGTTTAATTTACCCTCAAGAGGTTGTTGATAATTTAGAAAGTACAGGAATTGATTCTAACTATACCGCAACATACTATCCATGGGTATTAACAAGAGATACTGTTAATAACACTCAAATCTATATCCCTGTAACCGCAGAAGTAACTAAAAATTTGGCATTAACCGATAACATTGCGTTCCCTTGGTTTGCGTCAGCAGGTTATACAAGAGGTTTGGTAAACGCAATTAGAGCTCGTAAAAAATTAACTCAAGAAGATAGGGATACTCTTTACAAAGGTAGAATTAACCCGATCGCCACTTTCTCAGATGTAGGTACAGTAATTTGGGGTAACAAAACATTACAAGTTAGAGAGTCTGCACTTGATAGAATCAACGTAAGAAGATTATTACTACAAGCTCGTAAGTTAATTTCAGCTGTGGCAGTTAGATTATTGTTTGAACAAAATGATGATAAAGTAAGACAACAATTCTTAGATTCAGTTAACCCGATTTTAGATTCAATCAGAAGAGATAGAGGTCTAATTGACTTTAGAGTTACGGTTTCTAACACACCTGAAGATTTAGATTCAAACACCCTTACAGGTAAAATCTTCTTGAAACCAACAAGAGCGTTAGAATACATTGACATCGAGTTTGTTATCACACCAACAGGAGCATCTTTTGATGATGTATAATAAAAAATAAAATTAGTGGGGGATAGAAATATTCCCCATTATATATTTATAAAATAAAAAATTATGAAAATCAAAAAAAAATTAATCAAAGAATCAGTAGGTAACGATTTACCAAGTTACAAAACATATTCTCAAAAAAAACAGAATATTGTAATTACTGAAAGTCAATTAGAAAAAATTTTAGAAATTATTAACAAAAAATGAATATTAAAAAACACGTATACAATTTTTTAAACAGACGTAGATTGAATGAGGGATTTGACGATGAAGGAAATCCTGACACAAAATACTATGCGTTTGATTGGGACGACAACATTGTTTTTATGCCAACACAAATTATGGTGATGACTGAAAACGAAGAGGAGGTTGGAATGTCTACTGAGGATTTTGCGGAACATAGACACCAACTAGGTGTAGAACCTTTTAATTATAAAGGAACAACTGTTGTCGGATATGCCTCAAACCCTTTTAGAAATTTTAGAATAGAAGGAGATAAAAGATTTATTATAGACTCAATGATGGCATCACCTGGCCCTTCATGGAATGATTTTGTTGAGTGTATAAATGGTGGTTCTATTTTTGCTATAATTACCGCTAGAGGTCATAATCCTGAAACATTAAAAGAGGCGACTTACAATTATATAGTTTCTAATCACAATGGTATTAATAAGAATACTTTAGTGGAGAACTTAAAAAAATATAGAAATTTAGAATCCGAAAAGAATATTGAGGAGAGTATTGATTTAAATTTTACTGATAAGGATTTAATTGATGAATATTTAGAATTGTGTAAATTTCACCCCGTTACTTTTGGGGAGGGGAGTGCTGCGAACCCCGAAGAAGGGAAAATCAAAGCGATGAGAACTTTTATTACTTATTGTAAAGAATTGGCAAAAGAAATAGGTGAAAAGGCTTTCTTTAAAAATGATGTTAATAATCAGGAACTTATACCTTCTATTGGGTTTTCTGATGACGACCCAAGAAATATTGAAAAAATGAAAGAATTTTTATCTAGTGAATATAAAGAAAGAGTTTTAAAACCGGAATTAATATAAAGATATTTTCAAAATGAAAAAAAGTAAATAGAAAAAAAATAAACAACACAATATTTATATAATAAATAAAACAATTAAAAAAGAGAAAACATGGCTGATTTACTAATGAAAATGCCTTTTCAGTATGAACCAAAAAGAAAGAACAGGTTTATATTGACGTTTCCTTCATCTTTGGGTATCAACTCTTGGTACGTGGAAAGTGCATCTAGACCGTCAATAACTATTGGAAAAAAAGAAATAAAATTCCTTAACACACAAACATATGTTTCAGGTCAGTTTAACTGGGACGAAATTACGGTTAAGTTAAGAGACCCTATTGGTCCTTCAGCCGCACAAGCGGTAATGGAATGGGTTCGTTTACATGCTGAATCTGTAACAGGTCGTATGGGTTATGCTGCGGGTTACAAAAAAGACATTGATTTAGAAATGTTAGACCCAACAGGAGTTGCAGTTGAAAAATGGATTCTTCAAGGGTGTCTAATTACAAAAGCATCTTTTGGTGATGTTGGTTATGGTGGTGATGATTTGGCTATGGTTGACATGACATTACAACCTGACAGATGTATATTAGTTTACTAAAAAAAAATATCATAAAAAATCAAGAACCCATCTTTATAAGGTGGGTTTTTTATTTACATAAAATAATAGTTAATTATTTTTTAAATAAAAAACTATGGATGAAGCAGCAGAATATGGGCAAATGAATTTTAATCTACCACATGATGTGGTAAAATTGCCGTCAAAAGGAATCTTTTACGCATCAAAAAAAGAATCACTAAAAGTGGGGTATCTTACCGCAAGTGATGAAAATTTATTGATGTCCCAAAATTATGGAAAAGATGGTATAGTAAATTCATTATTAAGAAGTAAGGTTTATGAGCCTGGGTTTAATATAGAACAATTATTAAATGTTGATGCACAAGCAATTCTTTTATTTTTAAGAAACACTTCTTTCGGTCCTGAATACAATATCAGTGTTTTAGATCCTAGAACTGATAAATATTTTGACGTTACCCTTTTAATTGATGAGGTAAATTATTTACCAATGAAACACCAACCGGATTCTGAAGGATTGTTTTCATTTACATTACCTAAATCACAAAAAAATATTAAAGTTAAGCTATTAACTATAGGTGATGATAAAATGCTTGATTCTATAATGAATAGCTACCCAAAAGGTATGATAACACCTATTATCACTAAAAGACTAGAAACACAAATTGTAGAACTAGAAGGAACAAGAGACAAGGGAAAAATTGCAACTTTTATAACTAACATGCCAATAGTTGATTCCAAAAGTCTAAGAAAATTCATTAATGAATGTGAACCAAAATTAGACCTAAACAGAAAAGTAATAGCCCCGTCTGGAGAAGAAGTGACAGTTAATGTCTCTTTTGGGGTTGAATTTTTTCGCCCTTTCTTCTAATTACCAAAAATACCTTTTAGACGAAATTTATTTTTTAATTAAACATGCGGGGTTTTCCTATGGTGATTTAATTACTATGCCAACATTCCAAAGAAAATATTTTGTAGACAAACTAATGAAGGAATTTGAGAAAAAATAATAAATGTCTATTTATATATAAAAGTTTATGATGTTATTTACTTCTGACGGTACTTTAAATGAGTTTGACCAAACTGGAACAAAATTAGATGATATTACCACTAAAATAGAAGCCGCTATTGAAAAATTAGGTAGTGCCAATTATCTACAAGAATCAATAACGTCAATGGAAGATTCTGCCAGGTCTTTATCAAGGACTATGAATAGTGGGATGGTTTTAGAATCTAACAAATTTAGAGAACAATTATTTGAATCATATGAAGGTGTAGTTAAGTTAGGGGGTACATTTAAAGATATAACAGAAGCGGTTGCTGGATTTGCCGAAGGGATGAATAAAGTAGTTTTTATGTCAAATCAAGCCACAAGTAGTGGTGAAAAATTTGGAGAAGCGTTATTTGCAATGGAAAGATCCACAGGTATCCAATCTAAAGAATTAGGTAAAATGACTGCTGAGTATATGAGGTTTGAAGGTTCACAAATTAAAAGTATTGAATCCATGCAAAAAATTAGTAAAATTGCAAGGGTTTCAGGTGCTGACAGTAAATCCGTATTAAATGAGGTGCAAGGTTATATTTCAAAATTAGATGCGTATGGTTTTAAAAATGGAATAGAAGGTTTGGCTAAAATGTCAACACAAGCAAAAATATTAAGAACAGATATTGATAAAATAGGTGCGATGAAACTTGCTGACGATCTTTTAAATCCTGAAAAGGCAATAGAGGTTGCGTCTAATTTACAAATGTTAGGTGGAGCAATTGGTGATTTAGGTAGCCCATTCAAATTAATGAATATGGGAATGAATGATGTTGAAGAGCTACAAAACCAACTTATAGATT